GCCAAGTTATCTACTATTGATTTAAGGTATGGATACCTGCTTGATTTTTTACTTAATTCACTCTCTACGTTGCTGTCAACTCCATAGCTTATAGAGCTTGCGTTGTGAGCGCCTGAAACGTTTCGGTTGCTTAAATTGTTGTGATCGCTAAATGTCACCTGTGTATAAGTTGGAAAGCTTGGAGTTGTAGCAGCAGGCACAGTGAAAGGCAAGGCGTCAGAGTCAGTGTAAATCCATGCGTTACCACTTGCATCTAAACCAACATCATTAGGCAGCTCATAAGTAAAGCCAGCCGCAAAGGTGCCTTGAACTCTAAATCCGCGAGAAGTTGATAAATCTAAAATTATTTGGTTTACAGTTTCGTCAATTCGACTGTTGAAGTAATCAGGGCCGACTACTGTAATTGGTGTAACTTGACTTTGATACTCTGCATTGTAATCACCAGCCTCAACAAAGAAGGTAAACTGCCCCTTTGAGTTTGTTACGTTAGACAAGCCATCTTGAGTAATTTGAGAAGTACCCGCTAGGTCTCGGTAAATACTCGCTAGCGTCCCATTCGTTCGCTTAATGTAAACAGGTTGATTGTTTACATAGTTTTTACCATTATTACCCGCATCAGTTAGCGCGCCTATGGTTATAGTAAATGATTGTAATGCCATGTTTTAGTCTCTCTTTCCGCGAATTGTTGCGTCATTGTCACCGATAATTGTAACACTATTTCCGTTTGATCGTATTGCGTAACCTGCCTGACCTGCTTCACCGCTTTGCAGGTTTGATTCGGAGTCCTCGCCCCACGAGCCAGCGCTTAAGCCAGCCAAAGACCCAGGACTTGAGCGTGATCCGCTAACACCACCTATGCCAGCATCCTCGTCAGTCTCACCCTCAACTATCGCAGAGCCTCCAACGCCGCCATTGCCACCGATATACCCCTGCCCGCCGCTGCCGCCATTGCCGCCACTTAAGAAAAATGGATCAGCAGAGCTATCAGCTATTGAATCGGTTGATGGCGCTCCACCACCCCCAGCGTAAACAACACCCTGTGTAATATCCATTGTTGTCGGTACTGTAATGTTTATTGCATCACCACCATTTAGGCCATTTAACCCACTCGCTGTAACTCTTCGAGGGTTGTCGTTTGGGTTTGGCGCTCTAGCAGTCGGCCCAGCAGCACCATCTCCACCAGCACCAAGAATTTGTCCGCGGTGAATTATTTTAAATGTTACACCAGCGTTTTGCGCTCCTACGTCAAATGCAAAGTTACTTGTTGATGTTGCGCCGATAGTTACATTTGAGGCTATAAAAACAGTGTACTCGCCAGCATCAACAGGCGCAAACTCGTCACTTAAAACATAATTCTCTTTGCTTTCATTGATTACAAAGTCAAAGTCCTGCTCATTTATAACGTCCTGATATGTAACGGCTTTAATTTGCACCTGCTTATTTTTCATGTCATCTTTAATACTGAGTATTTGCAAGTTTTGTGACATTGGCTGTCCGTCATCATCTATAGATAGCTCAGTCTTAACGTTTATTATCTCACCCTCTTCAACTTTGCCGCCTGATACATTGCCGTAATTTTCATAGTCTAGTGTGAATGTGTATTCCTGCGGCGGCTTGGTGTTTACGTTTGCAATGCGCGACACACCACCAACCGCAATACTTACATCAGTATCGCTAGACGTTAAAAATTTAGAGTAAAACGTTTTATCTTCCTGTGGCTCAAGTGTGCCGCTTGATTCCGCTTGCAAGTTGATTGATTGAAATAGTATTGAACTGTTTTCGTCGTTAACTTTTTTACTTGCGTCAAATGGAGCAAAACCGATTGATGCGCGCGTAATTTGATCTTGATATTTGTTATCAATGCGAACACTGTCACGCTTAATGTCGGTGTCTGTAATTGTTACAGGCTGTTGCTCAAAATCTCCAACTGCTTTAATTCTTATCTTTTTAGCAGACTCATCAAAGTATAAGCTAATATTATTTTCAGCCCACGACCTAATAATTGTGTTTATAAATGATTTTATGCTTTCAGGTTTTGGAATGTAAACCGTCCCGCTGTTATTTGGTACGGTAGCAGTTACCGCAGTGTAATCATCATAAAATCGGCTTTCTATCATAGTGCGATCTTGCAGGATGTTAACGATTTCAGTTATCGGGTTGAAGTCAGTTAATACTAAGCATTTTTGAACGGATGCGTTTATTTTGTGGTCTTTTTCAGTGCTACCACCAACGGCGCGACTGACAATATCCAAAACACCTGTGGCGCTATCATTTACAGTGTAATCAATTAGCTCGCTATCGATTAAAACTGTGCCGCTTTCTGTGTCTGAGCCATACTCACCAACAGCAAAGTTTTTAAGCGTAATTTGAGTTGATGTATTATCAATATCGGCTAGCAATACGCCTGCACTAACATCGTGAGTTTTCGCCTTTGCTTCCTCAGTAAATATAAGTGGATCAACACCGCGAATAGTAACAACATCATCATTGCTGATATTGAAGTCATCAATTATGTACTCTCTTGATATGCACTCATTCGGATCAAATGTATTGCCAAACGTAAACCCAGAGTAAACTATCATTTTGCGATTTCGCAGATAGCCACCTGTGCGTGCGTGCAACTTTCTCAAGTAGGTAGAGCGGCTATTTCTAACTTCTGGATATGGCACTGAATAAACGTCATCATCAGTATTGTCGCTTACAGTTACTGTTACGCTAGCATTTTTTGCAATCTCCTTACCAGGCTTTAAAAGTGTCGGGCTGTGACTTATTGATCGCAATCCATTGTAATAAATCTCGCCAGCAACTAATTGTGTATCGGTTATCAAAAACTCCCTAGTTACATCAGCGTCAAAGCTGTCATCAGTTGAGCACCCTTTGCCGTTTGGCCTTTTCGGATAGCCACGGCACGAACCGTCAGCCTCGCCACCATGAATCACCCTTAGCGCTTGCCCGTTAGTTATCGCTTCCGCAGTTGTACCAAGCTGCGCTCTAGCCGTGATATTTACAGTTGTAGCGTTAACTACTGAGCATTTAGCTAGCTCACTGCCTATCTTTACGTATTCGTTAGAATGTGCAGTGAATATAGTTAAATCTCCACCTGATACGGTTATATTGCCTGTATAGCTATCTGAGTAATCACCACCAGAAACAACCCCACCAGCAGCAAGTGCTTCGGGTGTCGAGTACTTGCAAGCGTTTGGATATATAGCAACAGCTTGTATTATCTTTGTGCCGTGTAAGCTTTTGTTGTTATCGAATGACATTAGTTGTACCCCACCATTTCAAAACTAAATGTCGCAGTATTTGGGCTTGTGTAACTTGGCGCTCTCAAGTTGTTAGGGCTTGCGTGCTGCCCGAAGATGTTTTGATTTGCTTCACTGTCCCATTTCATGAAAAACGGCTTACCATCTTTTACATGGTGCATATAGTCAATGTAATTCACGTTAATGTCATCAAATGCAATAAAGTCAAAATCACCGCTTTGTGCGTAACCAATCTGCTTGCGTCTTGAGATGATAAATTGACCGGTGTTTGATTGGAAATTAACAACCTCGTCAATGTTGTTAGAGTTTGCAGGAGTAAACCCAACGTTTGGCATCCTGTCAAATTCCCAAGACTTGCCAATGTAAATAGTGCCAATGTACAATTTAGAGTCAAAGTTAAGCGTTAAGCGTTGCTTGCGACTTGATACAGTGTCGAATTTCTCGCAGATGGTGCGCAAGTCGCCAATGGGCGTAAATGTTGCCACCACTTCCCATGCACCATTTATTTGCACTTCAAGCGAACCAACTAAATTGGCCGTCCGTCCGTTATGAATAGCAATACCAATGTAATCAAGGTCAATGTTAGCGGTTTGAGTAAACTCAATAACGACTGAGCCGCTAGTGATAGATGGACTATATTGCGTATTATCTCGATAGTCTAAACAGTTTGAAAATGGGTAATTCGCATCCTCCTGCTGGCCATTTACTGTTGAGGATAGGATTGAGTTTCTAAAACCTATGATGCTTTTGCAAATGCCGCCTGAGCCATCAATGCCGTCACCGCTACCAAGTACAAAAACATTATTGCTCATTGGTACTAACTCGGCACCTTGCACCGAGTCAGTAACTATTAAGTTGTTGAATAAGTTATCAGCCATTTATTAATCCCGTGCGTTGCGCTTGAGTCTGCCCGCTGTTACTAGCTAGTATAACATCATCGTCGCTTTGCAGTAATTCTGTTAACTGTTGCTTGGTTAAATAGCCGCCACTTTCAAAGCCTCGCAAGTCAATAACCCTTCTCTGCGATTGGTTTTCACTAGCCTGTGCTGAGCTTCTAGAGAATGCCGCGCTAGTTGATGGGGCACTAATACTTGGCGTTGTCGTGCTGCCTGAGCTTGTGCCTTTTATGGTGCTAACAAGTGCTGCACCTTGGGCTGCTACCTGCGCCGCGAATCCCAAGTTGGCTGGGTATGGGTTATTTAAGGCTTTGGCAACACCAGCAGTTATATTGATTATAGACTCTGCAATAGCAAATTTCTTTTGTGTCTTTTCAGATTGGCTACCAAAGGCGCTAATTAATGATAGTGCGGAATTAGCAAAGCCAGAATAGGCGCTTATGCGAGCGTTTAAAGTTGCTTGATCTAATTGTTGTCTCCTTGTGTTGCCTTCTTCTGTTATTTGCGTCAAAGTGTTTTCGAACTCTTGCGCCGCTAAAACTGCCTGCTCTCTTAGTAGTGCGTCAGCTTCGCTTTTTTGTTGGTCGGTCAGCGATTTGTTTTCAGCAATAGATAACTGTCTATCTGATATTGCTTGCAATCTCTGCATAAAAGCTTCTTGCTCGGTTTGCTTTTGCAATTCTATATCTATTAATAGTTGAGCTTGTGCGCGCTCAAAATCAGACTTTTGCAGGTCGTTAGCGCCTTGGTAGTATTGCTGGTAAATGCCTTGCCTAGCTAGTAATGATTGCTGTATTAACTGGTTTTCTCTTGTTAATTGCTCAGTTAGCGCGCTGTCTTGCTCTACATTTCCACCGCTAGCACTTGAGCCGCTTGGGCTTGCCTTACCGCCAATGCTTGATAGTGATAGACTTCTCGCTTCTCGCTCTTTTCTGTATTGCTCTAGTCGCCCTCTTGATTGAGATAAGAATTGCTCTTGAGCTTTATTTTCAGCCTCTCTTTGATCAAAAATAGACTGTAAAGCCGCTTCTCTATTTTGATCAATAATCTTTGACTGTCTACCGAATGCCCCGCGAGCTTGATCAACACTTACATCATCAAAAGGATTTAATGTTGCTTGCACAGCGTCAGCGTAAGAGCCTAGCTTGTCAACAGCCGCAGTAATCTCAACAGCAATAACCTGTGTAAGCGTTCTAATATTCGGGATTATATTCAAGAATGCTTGCCCGACAAATTCAGTGGTTGAGCCTGTAGACATTTGAATAGACTTGCTCAAACTATCCCAATCATCAAATATAAATGATGTGGTGGCTTTTACATCGCTAGCAACTTGCTGCAACTGGAATCTAAACAATTCCGCAATCTTACCAGCCGCGCCGCTTGCGATTGAGTCGGCGAGCAAGTCAATAGAGTTAGATAAATCTATCAAAGAGTCTGCAAACGTTTCGCTTGCCCCAGTTGCTTCGCTAGTTAATCCGATCAATCTAGTTATTGAATTGCCTGCAACCTGCAATCCGTCAGCAATTGTTTTTGATGCCTTATCGAATGCCGTATCAAATTCTGGTAGAGCCTTTTGTAGTGCCG